GACGTTCGCGGAAATTCTGGTACTAGATAAGAAGAGTGTTGTTGACCCTGCAACAGTGCCTTGAACCTGATCTCCAATCAAATACACATTGAGCAGAGAGCTTGTACCTGACTGCCACAAGCCTTTGTAACCTGTAACACTTGTCGGACGAATCCACATATCTACTGTGAAATCGCCAGAACTTAGATCTATGTTGTCATCAGACGCTACGAAATCGTCCGTGCCATCAAGAAGCAGTGAGGCCGTTCCAAATTTCTTTTGGGCCGTCGAAAGTTGTGCGTTACCTTGAGCGTTAAACGTAGGTCCGGGAGAAAGGGCTATTCCGCTAGTAGCCTCAACTCCAGAAAGTGAAACAGTGGCTTCGGCAACAACTTCGACAGATCCCGGTAGACATGTTGCACTTTGTCCAGTTGGCTGGACGTCCGCATCTGCGGTAACAGATACCGATCCGACATTGGTTGTCGCTTGTAACCCTGTCGTTGGCACATTTGCGTCTGCTGTGACAGACGCTGTCCCAACCTGTCCTGTCGCCTCTGATCCTGTGGCTGAAACATTCGCCTCTGCGGTAACCGAAACGGCTCCCTCGGATGCAGTGGCTTGATTACCTGTGACGCCAACATTGGCATCAGCGGTAACTGTCACAGACCCTACATTGGCTGTCGCCTGAAGTCCTGTTGCTGGGACGTTGGCCTCTGCGACAATCGCAACAGATCCAACGCCTCCTGTGGCTGACTCACCGGTAACCTCAACTGGTACTGGTTCGCTCCAAGGGCCAGCGCTCCACGCGCCACGCCCCCAGCCGGTAATGTCAGCCATGACCTACCCCTTAGGCAATACGAATGATTGCGTTAGAAGCGTCAGCAGTTGGGAACTGGATTGTGAAGTCACCTGCGGTTGAAGTCTTGTCTCCGCCGAATGCGAGAACAACAACTGAGTCAGTGGTACTCGACCCGCCGCCAGTGGTTGTGTTGTAGATCAAGGCGCCATTCGCAGTGATTGTTGCTGTCGAGAATGTCAAGTCAGCGAAGTCACAAAAGGCTGTAGTGCCTGATGCTGTCGGGTCAATGTTTGTTAACGCCGCTCCGCCTGCACTGTAGCCTGTCCCTGATACTTCGTTGGTCGCGCTATAATCCGTTGTGGTCGCACCCAATGTTGCTGATGATGTGTACAGCGCCAAGTTGAATGTGTGTCCAGATGTACGGAAGTCGTGCTGACCTTCCAGCAATTCCTGCTTGAAAGATGTGCACATCGCTTGAGTAATTGCCATGTCATAAACTCCTTACTGCATTGGCAAGTTTTGGTTGGCCTGCATCCATAAGAGCATTATATATGGTCGTCCTGTCGGACTGGATGGCCTCTTTCATGTAGAAGGAAATAACCTTCACCATTGCTTCGCGGTATGCTCTGGCTTGCTGTTGCAAGACAGGGTCCGCTGTGTCAGAAATACTGATCAGCTTGTCTGCACATCGCTCTGCGATTTCTTCTGGGGTAAAGCCCCTGTTGTCTGTTGTATGCACCTTCACGAAAGGTGTTTCGGGCACATGAAGATTCAACTCCATTATGTTTGTTTCCTGCGGACTAAGCCGGATCTATAAGCGTCTGTGTCTTCCACAGCTTCACCAAAGTTTTTCAGTCTGTCGAGAGATGCATTGAACTGGTTGATGTAGTTCGTGATCACATCTGCCTCGCCTTTCATGAAGGTGTACGCCTCAATCAGCGCACCATACAACAAAGACTGCGGAGCATTCTCAGACAACCATGTTGTTCCACTATCACCTTGCGTCGTTAAACTTGCAGGTCGATAATAATAGTGTAACTCAACTGAGTACCCTGAATCGGGCGTAGGCGCAATGATGAAGTTGTCAATATCAAAGAAGCCGTAATACTTTGGGGTGCCTGTTGCGGACGTGTCCGGATACGCCTCTTGTAGGAAGTTCACATCCTTATATAGAAGAAACGTCTTCGTTGTACCGCTTGTAAAGCTCATTGAGTATGGGGCTAGGAAATCGCTCGGGCAATTGAGGTACTGGTTCGAGCTCGTCATTGAGCCAACTTGGTTCCGGCGGAAAAAGTTCAATTGAACATTTTTAAAGATCCGCTCTTCCGCGCCCTCAATGAAGTTATTTAGGTTGCTAACAAACGTAGTCTCACTGTTCTCACAGTAATCCTGTATCTGTTGCTTGAGCTCTGCGAGTGTCATGATCTACCTCAACCGTTGCGGCTGTAGCTACCGCCGCGTGACGCCATGCCCATGCCACGGCATTTACCGCCGCTAGCCATCTTCTTTAGCTTTCCGCCGTACTTCTTGCCTTTCGGCTTTTCTTCGTAGTCACCGCTTGCCTCTTTAATACGACGCTCTTCTTCAAGAGCTTGAAGCAATGGATCCTTGTACTTTGGCTCCTCGACTGGAGCTGGTCTGCGACGTGAACCTTGGTTCATCTTTTTAACAGGCTTCATCACGCCACCACCCATCTTCTTCATAACACCACCCTTGGAATATCCCGACATACTCTTTGGCTTCCCGCTCGGCTTCTTCTTCATCATCATTCACCTCATGTATTAACTGTGACATTGCCTACTTGTCCTCGTGCTGGTTCGGGCGAACCAAATGGCTCGAGAGTTGCTTCATCGAGACTTGGATACTTGAATGTATACGAGTCAGTGATTCGTTCTGGTCTAGGATCTTTAAGTGCCTGTGGGTCACTGATTCTTAACCGGCCTAGAAAGTTCTGTGGGTGATCTGGGTCAACAACATCCTTGCCAACCCTGAACCCTGTTGGGATTCCATCCTTGATCTCGACAATAAGGTCCCTCAGAGGATAGCGGAACCCAGTCTTATCACAGTAGCCGTATGCGTACTTCGCCTTGGTGTACATTAGCCGCCTGCTCCATAGAACGTGTTGAATGGAACAAACTGAATACTTGAGGAATCTCTGTCTTCGCCTGCCGCGAGCTGGAACTGGAATTCGTATTCTTGCTTCAGAGGTTGAACGCGCTCGTTCACCTCTGGCTTCTTCATCGCAATGTAGTAGGCAAGTCCTGCAACCAAGCAAGGAACGAATCGCGGAGGAACATCAGCCGTACCTGCAATGCCCGAACCAATGCTCTCGATTCCACGGAGGCGGTAATACGCCAGAGTATAAGTGTCAACTGAATCCGGCACAGGCCACAACGTAATAGTTGTTTCCGTTGCCAAACGGCGCACGAACGCCTGAGTGGGTCTTCCGGTAGTGTTTTTATTAGATTGCTGAGAATAACTCGATACACTGATACGCTCGATGTTTGTGTCAATTTGGTTTACGCCTGTACCTGTACGCAATGACATCTCGATCACGTCAATGGTGTCTGATGGCAACGTGTAGGTTGCAGTTCCTGAGGTAAGGCTAATTGTTCCGGGCTCGATTGTCCATAGGTTTAGCCCACGATTTTGCCACTCAAGTGTCAGTAGATTCAATGAGCGACGTGCAGTCTTCAGATCGTAACCAGTACGCATCTCAAGACCAGCGCGTTCAAACGCCTCTTCAAAGATCTCTGGTAAGTCCGGTGTAACTACTGCCATCACTTCTTCCTATGTCTAGCGGTCTTCTTCGCAACCTTCTTAGGCTGTGCAGAGTGTTGTTTTCCTTTCTTGGTATCCGCTCGCTTCTTTCTCGTAGTAGCGGCATACTCTTTGTCCGAAAGTGACTTGATAGCCTTGGATGGCAGATAGCGCTCCCCAGTGGCCTTGGGACCTTGCGTTGAAGGCTTTCCTGATTTCGTGCGCCACTTTTGTTTGGTCCATGACTTCAGGGACTTTTGCGGCTTCTTGAGTGCCATTAGTCGCGGTAGCCTCCGCCTGCCTTCTTGTATCGTTGAGCGAGCATCTGTGCTTTCCTTGCACTCCACTGACCCGGCTTTCCGCCCTTTCCGCCAGCCTTGATCTCGTTAAATAAGCGTTTTCGTAATGTGGGTTTGGTATAATTACCGGCTTCATTGACACGACTCTTCTTCTTTTTGACCTGACCGCCTTTTTTCATGTGGTCAGAATCCTTCATTAAAGAACCATCAGGCATACGATGATACCCAGAAGGAACGCCTCCTCCTGCCATCTTTGCTACGAAAGATCTCTTGGGTGCCATCTCCTGTTGATAACTCCTGACCGCCGAAAGGTCTCTGTCATCGTTACCAGTTGTGAGTATTCCACCAACTGATTTTCTTTCGACTCCTGAGATCGTTCCTTTGTTCCGGCTTGCATAGAAGACTTCTTCGCCTTTCTTTGGACCATACTCTTCCTTCATCGAACGCATGATCTTATTACCTTTCTTTGTCAGTGGCATACGATCTCCTGTAAGCTGTTTAGGATTATTAGCTCGACTGATTGCCAAGAGCATCGATCAGCGCTTGCGCTGACTCCAAAGGTGATGTGTTTAAGTCGTATTCGAACTCCCCAAATTCTCCGGGGAATCGCTCACCAATCAAAGACAACAATTCTTCCTGTCTTGCCAGATCCATCTCGGAGATAGGCTCCATGTATTCTGGTGTGTAAGGCACCAATCCTTCTGGCGCCAATAATGCTCTCTCTGCGTAGCTCTGAGCAATTGGCTCTGACAACGTATAAGATCCAAAGTCACGAGCAAAATCATACGGTGTTGTCACTAAAGGAGTCCGATATTCGAACGGCGGAAGATTGGGGTCGTAGTACTCCATTGGCTCACCAAAGAAGTACGGGATCACAGGCTCTTCTACAACTGGAGTTGTTGTGCCATCAGCACCATCACTACCATCACCACCATCTGCTACTTCTGTAGGGGCACCTGTCCCTATATCGCCACCGCCTCCGGGACCAACACCTGTATCTGCATCACCTAATCCTCCGGATCCCGTGTCTCCGGTCGATAGATCTGATTCTGCTCCACTTTCTGCATCAGATTCTGATCCTGACTCAAAAGGGTTGATGGCGTTAGAACCGGTCTGCCCAATCAATCCTTCATCACCAGTCCCAATCAGCCCAACGTCTCCGGGGAACAAGCCGATAGCTCCGGAGTCATCACTTGCTATGCCTAACCCAGAAGCATCCTGCTCTTGGGTTGTGCCGCCAGCCGGGGCGTTGTAGTAGTCATATTCATAGACGAATTCAGTTGGGTCTTCTGGGTCTATCGAAGGGGGGGAGAATGTTTCTTTTGCGGTTGTTGTCCCGACCTCTGCACCATCTACTTTTTCTGGACTTTCTCCAAAACGCCCACTTCCACCATAGGTTGCTCCGGGAGAACCTGCCTCAGCTTCACCGGTTTCTGCTGTCCTATTGCCTTCAGCGCCCTGCTCACCCTCAGCTCCAGACCCCGCGATAAAAGAAATTGTAGGATTTCTTAGAGTGATCATCGGAACTCCGACAAGCTCGCCTTGGGCCATCAAAGACTCTATCTCTTGACGATCAATACCGTACTTGTTTGGCTCATCCCGCATGCCTTGCCTGAGAGCATTCATGTACTCTTCACCAAGATCATTCAGGGCAACCGAATTTGTTTCAGGGTCTACCCTATAAGATCCTTCTGGTAATGCTGTAACCGGAAATCCTGTGCCTATTCTGTCCCGTGAAACAAAGGTGTCATAGTAGTCTGTTGTACCTTCATCAACAAACTCAACGGTAACGCCAGCGCCGTCTCCTTGCATCGTGTCGTACATGGACTGCGCTGAAGAGAAGTAGTCTGTTGAAAGTTCCCCGCCTTCCATCTGTGTAATTGCGCCAGCAACAGCGGCAACTTTATCCGCAGGTATCTGCTCACCGGGAGCGATGCCTGTTCTTTCGCTAACGTAGTCAATATAATTCTGTGTCGCGTTTTCACTTGGCGGGGCGTAGTCGGATATAAACTCTTCAAGGGTGTCCCCACGGGATCTATCAATATTGATCTGATTGACCAACGCATTCATCCCAGCTTGCGGGTCATCGAACTTTGCGAACCCTCTTGCGTCTGCTGTGGCACCGGGTTGATTTGCAAACTTTAAGTTTCCGGGGTTGTTGTTCTTGACGGCAAGATTGTCTTCATCAAATGCCCGACTAATAAAATCAGATAGACCAGTGTCGCCTGTGTCGTCATCATAGAAGCCCGGATCAAAGTCTACCGTGGATTCATCGGATGGGTCCTCACTGGCAGTGGAACCTATTTGCTGGCTCGGCGTTGAGTAGCTTGGATAGTCATAACCGTATATATCCGTCTCGACATAGTTAGGCTGAGCCGGGCTATACATCTGCTCGGCCTTAGTTGCTGTGTTTAACAAGCTACTATAAATATCAGAAATCTGCTCTGGCGGAACATCTGCGTCTCCGAGCAGTGAAGATATAACAGAGCTACCTATTGAAGCTTGAAGCTCCTCCGTTGGGTAACCTGCTGTCATTGACTGATCTTCTGCATCCATCGCGTCAAATGATGCGGCAATTGCATCAAGGTCGTCAAAACCTAATGCATCTTCTTTGTCCTCAATAACGGCATTGTACGCTTCCGCCGCTTCTCGAGTTCCGGGCGTATAGTTGTCTTGAACATTTCCTACCGGATTTAAATCACCCGACGCAACCGCCGCATCAAG